GCCGGAATGGGCGCTGCTTACGGACTCGGAGAAGGAGTAACTCCCGAGGAGCGTTTGCAGAATGCCAAGACAGGCGCGATAACAGGAGCTGTTTTAACCCCTGTCGTTGCTGGCGCCACTCGGTTGCCGGGCCTTCTTGCTCAAACTGGCAGAAAGATGTTCCCCGGCGCCATTGAGGGAGCCGAGAGGTCTGCTAACAGGCAAATCGCAGAGGCCGCTAATGTAGATAGAACCCTTGGCAGCGAGAGGAATTATCTGACCCCTCAAGAAGCGCAAGCAGCCGTTGCTCGCGGTCAGCCTGTATTGCCGATTGATGTTGTTGGCGAGACGGGTCGAGACGCTCTGAGGGCCGCAACAAATACATCTGAGCAAGCTCAAGCTCTTGCTCGTGATCCGATTAGGGCAAGATACGAGTCACAAGCAGCAAGATACGAAAATCAAATTAAAGGCATGATGAACCATGATCTTGATGCTGCGGGCATACAAGATGAAATGAGACAAGCCGCGCATGAGATAAATAGACCAGCTTACCGCAGAGCATATGAAGAGGGCTCTGGTGGTGTTTGGAACCCTGAGCTTGCTCGTTTGGCCAATTCACCCGCTATTCGAGAAGCATTGCCGGATGTTTTAAACAAGGCATCGAACAGAGCTGCACTTGAGGGTGTCCCTGCTATTAGAAACCCATTTATAACTAATGCAGAAACGGGTGCCTTGGAATTGCGCGATCCAGGCGTTCGACCAAATCTTGAGTTTTGGGATCATGTAAAGCGATCACTTGATGATACAATTGGAGGCTTAGACCGTAAGGGTGAATACGCAAATAGTCGTGACCTAAAAAATATAAGACAAAGATTATTAAATAATCTTGATAATAGTGTTGACTCTTACGCAGAGGCCAGGAGAGGCGCAGCTTCAATGTTTGGGGCTGATAATGCTTTTGATGCTGGTCTTAATTTTATGAAGACTAAGTCAACATTAAGCCTAAGCCAAGCCAAGCAGGCATTTAATAGAATGGGACAACCAGAGCGTGAAATATTTGCTCATGGTGTAATGTCGGACATTGTTAATAACATAAGAAATAAAAGGTCGGGTCAAGACATCGTAAAAATGTTTGATACGCCCAATGACCGAGAAAAACTTGAAATGGTTCTTGGCCCTGACAGATATTCAGAACTTGAAGCATTCACGCGAGTTGAAAATATCATGCAGCGTGCAGAGTCAGCGATTGCTGGTAATTCGACCACGATGAAACAGGCATCAAGAATGGGACACCTCGGTAGCGCCGTTGGCAGTGCATTGAGGCATGGTGTAGGCCAAATAACTGGAGCAACGCTTGCTGGGTTGCCAGGATATGCTGTTGGAGCCGTTGCAGATGCGGTGGCAAACCAGTTGTCGGGCATGTTTGCTAAAGATCAGGCAAGGGAAATAGCAAGAAAGCTCACATCCAGAGACCCGCAAGCCATGCAGGAAGTTGTTCAATTAATTGCAAGCAAACCAGAAGCCTTAAACAGACTCAGGAATATTGACATGTCGCTTCGATCATTAGGAACAGAAGCCATTACAAAATTAAATGAAAGACATAAAAGGGCGTCTGGGGGTAAAATACCTAAAAGGGATTACCCCGCCAAGCGCCTCACTCTTGCAGCTAAGAAAGCGCACAGAGAGATTGCGAACGAAACAGAATCTCTGATGGGTCTGCCAGATGAACACATCGCTCACGCACTACACATTGCTAAAGGATAAGCTATGTCAACCGACCAATATACAACCGGAAAATTAGGACTAATTGAACCCGGCTCTGGCAACTACGTCGATGTTTGGGATACGCCTCTTTATGCAAACTGGCAGACGTTAGACGCGGCTGTTAGCGGAACAACAACAATTACGCTAACAAATCTAAATGTGTATCTAGTCGTCCCCTCGTTTCCGACATATCCAAACCCGCCTTCAACGTCATTGTCCGCGCAGAACTTGCGGTTGCTTCTTAATGGAACGCTGAGCGCAAATGTTTCTGTTTATATCCCATCTGGCGTTGGTGGTTTCTGGATTATAGATAACCAGACCACGGGGTCATTTACGGTAACAATTTTAACAACTGCTTCCGGATCTACAGGAACTGTTGCTCCGCAAAGTAAGACACTTGTTGTGTTCAGTGATGGCGCCAATGTGCGCCTTGCAGATAGCGGAAACATCCCTCAAGTAGCAACGCCAACAGTTTATGGTCTTGTGACTCAGGGCCTGTTAACTGGCAATTGCGTTAACTTGGATGCTCAGGCTAAGATCCCATACCAGACAGATAAATACATTATTTCAACGGGCACCCCTGATCCTGCTCAGGGGTATCAAGATTGGCTCTGGTTTCAGGTAAGCTCATAATGCCATTATCCATAAAAAACGGCGGCAACTGGAAAGGCGTAAATTACGTTTACGTTAAAAACGGGGGCGTATGGAAAAAGGTATATGCCCTCTGGATTAAAAACGGTGGCCAGTGGCAGAAAGTTTATCCCGGATCTGGGACTATTACGATTACATCTACGCAAACGTGGACTGTTCCGCTTTATCAGACATTAACTGTGCAAGTATTAGCCGGCGGCGCTGGTGGTGGTGGCGGTGGCGCTAACGATGGATTCTCATACGGTAACTGGGGCGGTCAGGGCGGTTTTGGCGGATACTCTCAATTTGCTGGACCTACGCCAATTACGGCATATCCCGGCATTGGTGGTAGCGGCGGCAGTGACTTGGGGCAGGGCCCTGTTCAAGGAACGCCCGGAGGCGGTATTTACGGAGGGTATGCTTGGGGCTTAACGGTTACTACTGATGCCACTGGGGGGCAGGGGCCGGGCGTTGTTGGCGGTCAGGGATTATATCCAAACCCCGGACCAGTTAGCCCGAACAGCATATCAATTCCGGGCGGTCAGATTGTCCAAGGCGGTGGTGCGGCTGGTGGCGGTGCTGGTGCGGGTTCTGGTAACGGCGGCACGGTCGGCGGCAACGGCGGCTATGGTGGTTACGTCGTAAAGACTTTTAGCATTACCGATTCAGACGCCCCGCAACCCTATTCAGTAATTACAGTAATTATTGGTGGGGGCGGTGGTGGCGGCGGTGGTGGTTATGATAGCGGCGCCCGAGGACAGCCCGGTGGTTCAGGGGCTGGCGGTAGAGCCATTATTTCTTGGTCGTAATGCTCCCACCTGATCAATACGAACGCTTTATGATGATCTTTAAAGCGTTTTTGATTGTTGGCGTTATCTATTATTCATTCAAACTTGGCCGAACTGTTTACTGGATGATCAACAATGAGCTTCTATACTGACGTCATTAAAAAAGATCCGCGCTTCAACTCGACAAACATTTGCCGAGATGTTGCATTGCTTGAGCCCGGGTTCAGAGCAAAGGTTCAGGCTTTACTAAACAAAGCCCATGCAGATGGTCACGACATCCGAATTGCCGAAACCTTTAGGTCACAAGCCCGACAAGCTCAATTGTTTGAGCAAGGATATACTCAACTTAAAAAGGTTGGCGTTCATAATTACGGGCTCGCCTGTGATTTTAATCTTTTCGTAAATGGCAAGTATGAGACGGACGGACAGGAATATTCGTTTCTGCTTGGATACGGGAAAGAATTAAAATTCATCAGCGGAATAGATTGGGGAACGCCTTGGCAGAATCATACTTTCCATGACTGGGACCATATCCAAGATGTGCCAGTTTTCAGGCAAACAGCTCTTTTTAGTGGTTCTTGGTATCCTGATAGCAACTACAATCCTATACAAGATACAATCGCTCATTATGGAACCGTCGCACAGAAGGTTTACGCGTGATGCTTACGAACTGGCAAACAAGCCTTGTGGGGATTCTTATCCTTGCCGCGTCCATAGCAAAATGGTGGGGCGACAAAAACGTCAACCTGACGGACTTTGACACCATCGTTAAGCTGCTTGCAGCAATCGGCTTTATAGCCGCAAAGGATGGGAACAAATGAACATCGGCGCTTCCGGCATTGCGTTAATTGAAAAGTTTGAAGGTCTCATGCTCGAGTCTTACATCGACACGCATGACAATCAGGGCTCTCCGATCTACGCCATAGGTTATGGTCATACCTATAGAGCTGGCCCACCAATGGTCACGCCGGGGATGACCATTACAAAAGATCAGGCTGACCAGATATTAAAGCAGGATCTCTTGCCATATGAGAGGGCCGTCAATATTAATGTGACCGTCCCGATTAATCAAAATCAGTTCGATGCCTTGGTCTCGTTTACTTATAACGCAGGCCCCGGAAACCTAAAGACGCTTATTGCTAACAGCAAATTGAACAATGGCGTTTATGGTCATGTGGCAGTTGAGATGCTGACTTTCGACAAGTCTCAGGGCAAAACCCTTGCTGGCCTGACGCGTAGACGTATTGCGGAGGGCCGATTGTTTAATACGCCTGTGGAGGGCGACAATGGCTAAATATCAATACGGCTGGAAAAAGCAGCAACTTGACCACCGAGACCTTAAATACACTGCCTACCCTATAGACCCAAAGCATCCGATTGATCTGCGTCCAGAGATGCCTCAAGTCTACGATCAGGGGCAGACCGGTAGCTGCGTTGGAAATGCCACCGCCGCCGCAATACAATACACTAGAATGGCGCAGAGCCTCCCAAATTGGGTGCCGAGCCGTCTGTTTATTTATTACAATGCGCGTGTCCTTGAGGGCACGACAGATCAGGACGCTGGCTCAGAAATACGAGACGCCGTCAAGCAAGTTGTCAAACTTGGCGTTTGCTCGGAAATTGAGTGGCCATTTGATCCCGCGCAACTAACGACAAAGCCGTCTGACGTTAGTTATGAACTCGCAACTCACGCCAAGGTTATTAAATACGCGGCGGTCGCTCAGAAGCTTGATCATCTTCTTTCCTGCCTCAATCATAATCTTCCGATTATCTTCGGATGTAACGTGTTTGACGCAATGGAAAGCGAAAATGCTGCCCGTAGCGGCATTATCACGATGCCCGAGCCAGACGAGCAATCCATCGGCGGCCACGCTATGCTGATTGTCGGGTGGAAGCCTGACAGCCAACAGTTCATCGTGCGCAACTCGTGGGGAAGCGGATGGGGGCTTGGTGGTTACTGCCTGTTCCCGAGGGACTATATACTCAACCCGGATCTCTCCAGCGATTTCTGGACGGTCCTCTTAGATGCGAGGAATTGATATGAAAAAGATCGCTATTGCTTCTGCACTGGCAATATCTCTAGCGGCCTGTAGCCCAGCCGCCCAGCAAAGTCTGGTTAACATCGTCAATGATGTCCAAATCGCTACGCAGACGGCGTGCAAGTTTGTTCCAACAGCCACGACCATTGCTGATATTATTGCGGCTGGATCTGCAACCGTTCCATCTCAGATTGCCAATGTAATCTGCGCGGCTGTTAATGGCGCTACGCCTACGCCAACGCTTGGAGCCGGTCCAATGCGTGTTCTTATTGATGGTAAGACAATTCAGGTAACTGGATACTTCACGAAATAATATAGAATCAGCTATGCTCGCTGGCGCCATTTGTCAGCGAGCATAGCGATGCCCTACCTTTTAAGCGGTGCCTTGTATATTTTCTTCCTGAACTTCCTTTTGTCGGTGGTCACTTCTTAGGACGTTTACCAGCTCCAACTGCTCCCATGTATCTTCATTATTTCGCTGCACTTCAAAGTAATGCGTGACGGGTTTTTGCTGGCCATTTTGATCAATGTCCCAAATTTGAACTACGCGTATATCTGTAATCATAATCGGTTCCTTCTTAAATGCTCATTCATTCGTTGAACGACATCATTCATTGTCTTTATCTGGAAAGACTCATCAGCAACAGGGTCTGGTTTAATAGGTATAACATCTTTAATAGCTTTGGCTATTTGGATACCTTCTATTTTATCATCCTCAAAAAATTCTTCAGCTATTTTTGCCGCCTCTAACAAGGTTTCATTTCTTATCGTGACAATTAGACGCTGGCCACTTTCAATGGACTCAGAAATAACGCGTTCGGAATTTTTCTTGTAAAACTCACCGTCGTCCCTGTATTTTTTTGCTAATTCGTGACCCTCTTTCCTATAGCGTTCAGAGTAAATCAATTCAGATTCCACTCTCATTAAATCTTTGTATATCTTCAAAGCTATTTTCCGCAGCTCTTTTATATCTTCGGATTCCTTTATTTTTCTCAAGAGAGTCGTAACGGTCATTTTGAAAACCTTTCCTTCAGCGGCAGCAATAAAACCGGCTCATGAATGCTCGCATCCATCACGGCTTTGACGAGGCCAAGATTGCCGTTTACCCAAATGTAAATTTCACTTCTTGTGTATCTGCGATGAATTTCGTCCAGAGCCATATGTAAGTCAGATATGCACTTGACCCCAAAATTTGGGAATTCCATCATGCGTTTATCGGTATAATGACACAGATCAAGAACGGTTCTTATCTTAGCAAAACGCAAACAGTTAAATGTTCGCGTTGTAATTCTCATGTCTGTAATTCTTGTGTTAGGGTCTAGCCCATCATCCACAAGGGCTTGAACCCTTTCGTGTATTTGCTTCTTCTCTGACATTTCGCGTTTCCAAAAATAGTTATGGGAGGGGCTAAGCCCTCCCAGATGCCATCAAGCAGCGTTTGACGTTGCTTTGTTTTTAACAATTGCATCTAATGGCTTAATCTCAATATCAAGATCATCCATAATGCTGGACAATTTTTCAAGGCGTGCATCTACGGGCGCCTTTGTATCGACAACAAGAGGATAATGCTCAACCTCTTGCTCGTAGTTTGCTGCAATGTCCTTGAGGATCTTGAATATCAAATCGAGCCTTTGTGCGTGATCATCAAGCCACGGGCCAACATCAATTTGCTTAGCGATACGCGCCTCACGGATTGCATTGGTAGCGATTGCGCGCATGCGGCTGTCAATATCAAACGTCATTATTTTCTCCTTTGTATGTTATCCTAGTTTTTACTTTTGGGCTGTATCTCACAACCCGTTTACCGCGCCAGAAGCGGCGCAGTGTTGGGATCACCTCGGCAACGAATGCCGCCGAGGCTATTCCAATTACTGCTATCCCAAACCAGACCATTCTCTAGAAGGATGATGCTTGTTTAAGTGAGACAACATTATATTTGTCGCTCATTGACCTCATGGTGTTGCCCATAAAATCCTCCCATGACCCGGCTGCTACCGTTAGGCTCTCCGGTGAGTATCCTTTTTCAATAGAAGAGGATGACCAGAAGCCATCAATCTCATTGCTTCTTGCGATGATCCACGCGCTTCCAACAAGATACTCAAACTGTTCTTTTACTTTTTCTCTTGCAGTCTCGCGCATTTCTGCTTGATCTGGATATGACGAGTAACGCTCGCATAGCCAATTCCATGCCTCACAAAACCATTTATGATCCATGTTTAAATAGATCATGCTGTTCCCGTCATAAGACGCAAACATTCCCTTGCCGATATTTGTATCAACGTCCTCATCGCTATCAAGCCATTTGAACTCCGGCATGATGTAAAGGTTCTCATCAATCTTAACTTTTCTCTGACCTCGATTTCTCAAGTCAACGCGTATCGTATCATTGACAACTGGATTGGGATTTGGAGGAACAGGCTTAGGTTTATATGGTTTATTAATTCTAATCCTTTGTGCGTTTTGATCTTCGTTGGCGTCATCGCCCTCTTTAGATACTTGCGGAACTGGTTTCCTGAGCTTTAATTTATCAAGTTTCTCCTGCAAGCGTTTTTTGGATCTTTCGCTTGAAGATATGCTTTTGTCGTATTCTTTAATTTTATCCAAAACCCACTGAGGTCTTAGATCCCACATAATATCACTGAAGTCCTCGAGCTTAACTTCCTCATCTGGCTTATTTGAATAATACAGATAAGACCGATCGCTGCTTGAGGCGATGTCTGCGTAATCATCAGGTAGCTCAACTATTACTGATAGGAATTTCCAGCCAAATCTAATCCCGAGTCTGTGCGCACAATCAGACCATTTCTGTTTTGTGCCTGTATTGGTTCTAAGATCGTAAAATTCATTCTTATAAACAATCCCGCCACGGCTACCAAAGGTGAACATATTACCCGTTTCAGCCTTCGTGCCAGAGTTTCTGCCTTCAGTGGTGGCTAATGGGTCGTGGAAGAAATGAAGTTTGATCCCGTCTGGACCATTTACAACAGTGTGCATATCCCACCACGGAGATCCGTCTGCCTTACGGCGATCATCCATAGCAGTCATCGTGAAGAAACGTCTTGGACTATCCTCATTCCGTGTGTGGGTTCCATTATGAAAACGAACTTCCACATTATCTGGCATTCTGAAATAGCGATTAAACAGATACAATCCAAGCCAAATCTTATTTTCCTCCATCTTTGGGTCATATGGAGAAATGCAGGTATTCTGGCTGTATTCATTGCCAAATAAAGTTACTTCAGTCCATTCCTCATCAATGGAATGAATTCCTTCCTCTAATACCTGATCCGTTACATCATCAACAGTATCGTGAGAGCCGTCCTCGTAATAGTATTTTAATCGTCCGTATGTTGTCCCATCCTCTGAGAGCTTAAGAATGGTCTCATGGACTGTCTTGTCTCGGCATGACCTAATGCGCATTCCCTTCTTATTTGATTTTAGGGAAGCTATTTTGGCGCCTATGCCGTAGTTATCTATCAAAGATCGGATTTTATTAATAACGACAGAAAGATCAGCCATCTTGTGCAGTTCTTTCTTAGTCATGCCAGGGCCGTTGTTCCAAATAGATAGCTTTGGAACATTACCAATCTCTGGAACAATAGTGGGATAGAAACGTATCATGCCCTTTGGAGATTGACGGGAAGCCTCAATGGCGTTCTGGGTCAACTCTCGGATCATCATACCGGCTGGGCATTTTTCAATCTCTCTGAAAATGGCAAATTCTACACCACCATCAGACGCAAACTTCATTGGGTCTACATCGTTCAGTATTTTCATCTTATTCTCCTGTTGTCATGATATATCCTCATACATCCCTCTGCGGGGAGGTAAGGATAACTTAATGGGTTTTTCTTTTTGAGCAAATCCGCGTGATTGTATTTTCTGTTTTGGAGTTTTGACCCCTAAATGCTTTGCTTCAACACGCTTTGCTTTAGCTATGGACTTAACGTCCTTTTTGGTTTTTTCTCCATGACACTCCGGGCAAAGCAATCTGCTATTTTCAAATGTCGGCTCACCTGTAAGCCCATCTGGAATAATGTGATCAATTTCAAACTTCTTGCAAAGGACGCCGCAACCTTCGCAAAAGATTTTTCCATCAACTGTCGCTGCTTTAATTCTGGCAACAATGACTTTCTTTGGAAAATTGCGGCGAGCCATATTAAGACTCCTGAGCCATGTATAATTTGACTGAATTCTCAATCAAATGGCAGAGTTTAATTTTGCGCTTTTTGGCAAACATACGCATTTGCTTATCAAGGTTCTTGGTTATTCGGGCGCCAAGCTGCACTTTCTCTACAGATTTAGTTTTTCTCATTACATCCTCTTCTCAGCTCTATAATTTGCCTCAGATGAATTCCACTCAGCAAAACGCATTTTGTAAAACTCAACATGGACTTTCATTTCATTTGCTGCCGTTCTTGCCTCGACAAGATTTTTTACAAAATCCATCCATTCATTCGAGGACTTAACTGCAAGTTCGGCACGACTTACGGGCATGTCTCCCAAAGCAGCCATCCTCTGAGAGAGGACAGCCGTCTTTGTTTCCTCCAATAATCTGGCGGCACCATCTAGCCTTACCCATTCTTCGGCAGCTAGACGATACAACTCAGATATTGGCTGATTGCTACCACTCATCGCTTGATCTTTTCTTTGAGCTTCCATCAGCGTTATCTTTCTTGTATGGCTCTTGAATTCCAACAGAAATGCTTTTGATGGACGATTTGATCTTGTCGATGACCCCAGGATCTACACCATCATTAAGAGTCAGCCACAGACTGATTTCTTTCTGATCTCCTACTGGGTTGCATGATCCTCTAAAATGAGGGTGCTTATCACTGGTAGCTTTGTCATTAGGGAATGCTCTGCCCTTACCAATTGGGTGTTCATAGCCAGCCATTTTATGCTTCCTTTTGATCGAGTTTCATTTTCTCGTAATACACACGGATTTCCGTGTATGCGTTACTGACCTCTACCTTGTCAGTGTCAGTTAAAAACTTTTTCTTTGGGCCATGTTCCTTTACCCAGGCAGCGACCTCGTCAAATGAATTGCATTTCTCCAATTCATCAAGGAGAAATTCTTTCATCTTGTAAGAGCTTTCAGTTGTTACCTTTACTGGTGGCTCGGCGGATGATTTCTTACTCACTAAATCATGTTGTTTTGGCAGAACGCCCTCATCCTCTTGTTCACCAGTTGGGATCTGGAAGATGTCACGGAGAAAATACTTTTGCGCATATGAGCAAGCAGTTCCGTATGATTGTGCTCCGGTTGCAGGAACTTGCACAGTCCTGCGGATGGGGCCGTATTCTGACCCTTCCTCGTGATAAATCCAAAAGTCAAATGACTGAGCGAGTGACTTATCCCTCACTTCTGACTCAACCTCATTTGCCACAATGACAAGCCCATGTTTAGCCATGAGCTTTCCGGCTTTCATTTTGATCTGGTCGTGAGACACAAAGCGATACTTGGCGAAGTTATTGTCTTGATCTTTCACAAGACCTTCAACCTCAAGCGTAACTTTTACGATTGCCTTGGCAATCTCTGGCGACATCTTCATACTATTTCTCCGTGATTTTTGATTTTAATAATGCAACGGTTGCTTGGACCTCAGCGAGGAACTCTTTAACCATTGACTCTGTTTGAGCGATAAATAAATCATCGCGCTCAATTCGCTTTGTCCAAAGTCTCAAGCCTTCTGGCATACGCGGATCGTATGAACAGAAATCACACCATTTACGGCCAGTGCATGCAAGTTGCCATTGTATCTGCGTCAGATACTCAGGCTTGATGTATTCATTAGTTAGGCACTCAATGTGCGTTGATGTTTTAGGGCATTTAATTTCAACCAAACCATCCGATCCAACAAGGCCGTCAGGGCTAGCGCCAGAGTCAGGTATAGTAGGATGGATAACAAAACCGACTTCAGTGACATCATCAAATACTGTTTGTCTATATGCATCTCTTGCTTCTGCTTCTTTTTCTATGCCCCATTGCATTTCTGGACTTGAGAATGATGGAGCGGGTTGACCTGTCATTAATTCAATTACAAGATCAGACGCATAATCAGCGCGCTTGAACCCCCACCCAGTTTTTGTTCTTGTTATAATGCCATGTATGCGACTAGCGGTTGCCTTGCCGACACGTTGCGCAAACCACTCAGGAGTGCGCTGTTCAATCATGGTTTCTTCAGTCATGTTGTCTCCTTATGCAAAAATGTTATATGATAACAGTTATCTTTTTGTCAAATGTTATTTTACTATTGACTAAACTATTTGTTGAAAGTATTGTGTAAGAATTGCTGTGTTATGCGCTGTCTACATACATGCAAATAGCAGTTCTGCAAATTTGCAGAGCTGCTCTGATACCTTTTATGCAAAACGCTGAAAGAAAGTAATGAGAAAGCAAGTTGAGGCGTCAATCCAAAAATCAATCGTGGAGTATCTTCGTGCGGTCATCCCAAATTCCGTGGTCTTCGCAATTCCAAACGGCTCCCAACGAACGGCCTCTGGACGGCCAGCTAATGCAGTTGCCGGACTCCTGCCAGGAGCACCCGATCTCTGTGTGGTATTGCCGGAAGGTCGCGTCCTGTGGCTCGAGGTCAAATCAGATAAGGGAAGAGTATCATCGAATCAGATACTGGTTCACGGTCTTCTTAACAGTCTGGGGCATCATTGCCCTGTCGTTCGTAGCGTTGATGATGTTCGTCATGCACTTGCATTTCTAAAGATAAAAACAAGAGAAGCAACTGGAGAAAATAACAATGCAAACATTTCGATGGACGAGTGAAGCTATCCAATACCTGAGAGAGCAAGCTAAATCTGGTCTTTACTCAGCGACTGACATTGCTGAGCAAATATCAGCTAAATTTAATATTGAATGCACTCGAAACATGGTCATTGGCAAAGCTAATAGGGAAAAAATCCCTCTTAGAAAAGGCGGGATTAATCCTAAAACTGGAAAGCCGTATGATTTTTGGAACGCTGAAAGGCGCAAATTACTCAATGAATTATGGGATAAAAACCTTCCCGTAGCTGACATTGGTTATCAGCTTCAATGCTCAAGCAGTTCAATTGCACGCGCGGCAAAAACATTTGGTCTTCCAGAAAGAGATAAGCATACAGTTTGTCGCGCATCATCTAAAGAAAAGGCGATTATCACATCAGATAAAACAAAGGAGCTAACTGGAAATTGGTGGGAGAAAATAAATTACTGGCACCACCCAAACCCTAAGAAACTAACTCTTGTGCAATTAACCAGTAGATCGTGCCGATACATTGTCGGGGAGCCTAGATTGTCGTCTTACAAATATTGTGGCGCCGATGTTCCCTTAAATTCGCCAACGCCATACTGCGAGTATTGCGTGAAAGTTATGTATGCCCCAAGAAAAGAGAAGAGAAAATGAGAAAAGTTAGAAGAGCAGACAAGACCGCCGAGCTATTAAAGGAGATCGACCGACTCAGGGCATTGGTTCCTGAGAGAGATAGGTTCCCAACAATAGTCACTCCTGAAATTATTCAAACTGTTGTGTCTGAGTATTTCAATGTAGACAAGAGTTTTATGTCTGCTTACTCGACCTACGCGCAACACGTTGAGCCAAGGCAGTTGGCTATATATTTGACCCATAAAATGTGCGGTTACAGCAAGTCTGATCTGGGGCGCCTTTTTAAGAGGAACCATTCCTCAATCATTAATTCATTAAGCAGGGTTCAACTATTGCTCTGCGATGATGAAAGGGTGACACACCAGGTTGCTGAATTAACTGATAAGTGTCTCAAAATGGCACAGTCTAATCGGCAGAAAATTAATAGGTAAAAGAAAAGACCCGCG